CCTATGCCAATAACAACAATACTTTTAAATTATTGTCTATATCTAACGACATTATCATTTTCGTTGTATCATCATCAATATTCGCCAAAAACGCATTTTCATATACTTCTCCAGTGGGTGTCCATATTTGTTGATGCGGTTTGGAATTTGGAACATATATCGGGTCTAATGTTATTGTGCGTATTTCTCTGCGTAAACGGTTAATTTCATCCATCATTTTTTGGGTATTATTCGTTAATCGATCGCTTTCCGATGTACCCGCATTTGTATCTTTATTTGAGCTAGATTTATCAATCAATCCACTTGATTTGTGCGTTTTACTATCAGAATTAAATGTTTTACTTTGTTCTTCGCGAATATAACTCTCCAAGTTTTCTATTTTTTCCGCGATTTCATTATTTTTACTTATTTTCGCAATAATAGTTTGGAATACGGTGGTTGAAATATTGGATTGTTGTATATAGAAATTACCAATCTTTTTTACATCTTCCGTTAAGAATATAGTTGGACCATCGGTTAATGTATGTGCGTCAGCAGTAGTCAATAAAATACCACTTGTTGCGGATGATTTGGTTGATAATTCGTTAGCGGTACTTAATGTTCTAGTTAATACGGTATTTGATGTTGTTTTGTTTGCGTCCACACTCGTTGATTTTTTTATATTTGACTTTTCTTTATATTTTCGTTTTTGAGTGGTCGTTATATACAAATATATGTTGTTCCATTTATCTTCCGGAATTTGTTTCAATAGTAATAAATAATAATTTTTCAATGAATCCATCGTTATATCACTAATTCCTGTAAAATAGAGGTCCATCGAATATTTTTCTGGAATATTTCCAGTTTCATTTATATAATTGATGAAACGAATGATTTCACTCAGGTCGAAATATCGTAATAACGTTTTATTCTTCATACAATAATCAACGCATTCTATTAGTTTGGAATATTCCGCATATAACATATGAGGTAATACACAATAACCATCTTTATTTAATATTGGAATTGATTTTTTACAGTCATAACTATTTATCGTATGAATTTCTGCGTCATTAAAACGACAACGGAAATCCGCAATAACATCCATGATTTCGTCTTCTTTGGGTAATGTAGCACAAGATAATACCATCTTTGGTATTTTATTTTCACACCAATTACGATGTATGGTTTCATGTAATGTATGATTTTCATAATCCATGGTAATGGTTGGTTCATCCCAATAGGTTATGATATTGTCTGCCGGATTAAAGGCTAACATATAATACATCGCGGTCAAATAGGATTGAACATCACAAATCATGATTTCGACTTTGGAACCTTCACTATTGTCTACTTTCGCAATCGCTCCGGAACGATTATGCTTCACATAATTTACCGCAGCAAAATAATGTAAACGAATATCACTCGCTGTTTCACATCCAAAGGCAAATGCTACTTTCTTTTCCATTGAAATTGCGGATTTCGCTAGCGCTAGACCAATATGTCTTGCTACGCATACAAATATAATGCGATATTGGTTCGATAAACCAATGGGTGAAAGTGTTTTACCAGTTCCTGTAGGTGCGGTATATAAGATTAATTTAGGAATTTCAGGGGATTGTTTACAGGTGGTGAATAATTGTTTTTGGTGAGGGAATAAAGTTAAATCTTCATAAGAGAATAAATAATTGTTTTTTTCAATAAATTCATATGCGTTTTGTATGATATTGCTGATTTTTGTTTGTTTAGAGGTGAAGTCAATGGCTTGATTCACAAATTCAATTACATATTTATTGATATTACGAATATTGGTTTTTTTTAATTGTAAAAGAGTATATAAATAAAACGCATAATTAGTTTGTTGTTTTTTGAAACATTTTAATAGTTCTTTACATAAATCGATGAGTAAGAATTCGAATATATTTTGTTTGTTTTGTGTAATATTATTTTCAAGATTTTGAATACGGATATTATCCGCACTTTTTAATTTTTTGATTTGAGCACCATTGGTTTTGAATAATTCAAGAGTATTCGGTTCTGTATATTTTTGAACAATATTTTTGATATCTTCACTGAAATATTTTTGAAATAAGAATAATTCAGTTTCAGGGGTTATTTCGATTTTAACAAACGAGAACATCGTTAAATGGTCATTGGAACGAATATTAACGTCTTCAAATCCATCAATAATCATTTTCAATATTTTTTTCTCATCATTCGAAATAGGGGTTTCAATACTTTCCCATTCTTCACGTGATAATTTGCTTTGTGTTAAGTCCATTGTATTATGTATTGATTATATTATTTATTCTTTATTTACATTCAATTTTTTATTTGCGTGTATTTTATTTGTATAAAATATTATAATGATATTTTATATATTTGTATAACATGAACAAAAAAATAAAAGATGATGAACAATATTGCTCAGATATAGAGTGGGTAATAGGATATATCATAGGTAAATCTGTATCATTTGCTGTAAATATTTGTATTCATATTGTAAACCACACGGTAAATGGTGTGAAACGTGAATTTTTTAATAAAAAATGAGGTGTATTCTAAAATCCCCCGGTTTTCCTAAATAATTACGTATTCGAAAAATGGGCGATTTTTCTCTCTACATACATCAACAAAATGTGGATTTATTATGAATTGTTTTTATACACAATTTAGTATAGTAAAATAAATTTAATAAAAATTAAAATTATTTTATGTAGGTATTTCAATGAAAAAAAGTGTAATAAAATTTATTTAGCAATTTCAACAGAAATTATTTTCTTTGAGAAGTATATATAAAAAATGGGTGGAGCTTTGATGCAATTAGTCGCCTACGGCGCACAAGACGTTTTCCTTACAGGAACACCAGAAATCACTTTCTGGAAGGTGTCATACAGACGCCATACAAACTTCGCAATGGAATCCATTGAACAAACCTTCTCAGGCCAAGCTGACTTTGGTCGTCGTGTTACATGCACAGTCTCCAGAAATGGTGATTTGGCATACAGAACATACTTACAAGTCACTTTACCTGAAATCAACCAAGACATGAAGACATCCGGAACTGATGGTGTCTATGCCCGTTGGTTAGATTACATTGGTGAGCAATTAGTTGCCCAAGTTGAAGTTGAAATTGGTGGCCAAAGAATCGACCGTCAATACGGTGATTGGATGCACATCTGGAACCAACTTACCCTTTCATCTGAACAACAAAGAGGTTACTTCAAGATGATTGGTAACACCACCCAATTAACATACATCACCGACCCAGCCTTCGCTGCCGTTGCTGGTCCATGCGCATCTGCTGGTGGCCCATCCCAAGTGTGTGCTCCTCGCAATGCTCTTCCAGAAACCACATTGTACATTCCTTTACAATTCTGGTTCTGCCGCAACCCTGGCTTAGCATTACCATTGATTGCTTTACAATACCACGAAGTTAAGATCAACATTGACTTCCGTCCAATTGGTGAGTGCTTATGGGCTGTTAAGAACTTAACTGCCACATCAGGAACTAACTCAGTCTCTGCTGCTTACCAACAATCATTAGTTGCTGCTTCCTTATACGTTGACTATATCTTCCTTGATACTGATGAACGCAGAAAGATGGCACAAAACCCACACGAATACTTGATTGAACAACTTCAATTCACTGGTGATGAATCAGTCGGCTCATCATCCAACAAGATTAAGTTGAACTTCAATCACCCATGTAAGGAGTTAGTTTGGGTTGTTCAACCTGATGCCAACGTTGACTACTGCGCATCCCTTGAAGGCGGAAACGTCTTATTCAAGACATTAGGTGCTCAACCATTCAACTACACTGATGCTATTGATGCTTTACCAAATGCTATCCATGCTTTCGGTGGTCCAGCAGAGACATCTGGTTCAAATGCTTTCATCAACGCTTCTGGCTTATTCCAAATGCCTGGTGCTGTTGATACCCAAGGTCTATCCGCAACTGCTGATTGGGCAAGTGGTTCCAACTACCAACCATTCCAAGACCAAGTTGGATCAGCTGTTTCTGGTTCATCATTATCCGATGCTGGTACATTCGTTCTAGCAGAGACTGCTTTGGACATGCACTGCTGGGGTGAGAACCCAGTTGTAACTGCTAAGCTACAACTTAACGGCCAAGATCGTTTCTCTGAACGTGAAGGCTCATACTTCGATGTTGTTCAACCATTCCAACACCACACCCGTGCTCCTGATGCTGGTATCAACGTATACTCATTCGCTCTTCGCCCAGAAGACCATCAACCATCAGGCTCATGCAACTTCTCCAGAATTGATAACGCAGTTTTACAACTTGTTTTATCATCTGGTGCTGTTGCCGGCACTGCTACTGCTAAGGTAAGAGTGTACGCCGTCAATTATAATGTATTAAGAGTGATGTCGGGAATGGCGGGCATAGCTTATAGTAATTGAGCGACCTAAACCGCTGCGATTACCGAGTAATATTTTTCAATTGATTTGTATAAATTATATACATATCAATCATATATCGGACACTGAGCGATATTTCGCAATTTCTTTTGCACGGATTTGTTTATATTCTTCCTCGCTGTATTTTTCTTTCATTTTTTCACATTGTTCTTGTTTGAATATTTCATTTGTTTCAACTATTTCGAATACTGATTTTTTAATTCTATTTCTTGGTATATTTTCATTAACAATATCACTTAACGAAAAAATATGATGTTTATGTTTTTCATATATTGCTACTAATTTATTTATAAAATCATTGAAATCAAACGTGAATTTCATATAATTACATTCGCCACAACAAGCATTTATGTTATCCAACACATATCCCTTTTTGCTATCCATCCTATCTATACCATTTATATTGTTTTCATCACTTTGTTTTCCACATAAAAAACAGTCATTTTGAATAATATTATCGTAATCTTCTTGTGTAATTGAAAAATCTATTTGCTTTTCTACCGCACGAGATTTATATCTATAATAAGGCATACATTTATGGTTTGGAAAACATTCAGGATATAAATTTCCATTTATTTTATTTTGATTTGTCAATATATGTTCCGCACGTTTGATAAAGATATCAATACTAAGTGAACCCTTCATATAATTACACATTTTACAGCAACTAACGCAATTATCTAATATATATCCTTCATTTGAATCTAAACGGTCAATACCATTTACGAAATTGGAATTTACATAACCGCAATAATAACATTCATTATTTACTATGTTTAAGAATTCATCGTATCTTAGTCTAAACTCTAAACATCTCTCTACACAGGCTTTTTGATAACACCGATATTTTTCATATATATTTGTTCTAGCCAATTCATTCCGATGTTCTTTATCACGGCGTGAGTCTTGAATTTTATTATCATCCCTACACGCTTTACATGTTTTGGTTTCACTCCCTTTTTCACCAATAAAAAATTCAAGCAAATATTCTTTACAACAAGTATTACAATATTTAGATTGAGCATTTTCTACACTGGTTGTCGCATTCAGTAATTTCGCATTTTGGCGTCGTTCATTGTCTTTTTTCCTGTCCTTTTCTAAACAATCCGAACATCTACTAAATGTATAATCCAAATCTAATTGCGTTCGGCAACCGCGAATATAGTTAACACAAAGTTTCTTATTCATTGCTTTTGTTTCATCTTCCAATATACATATTTGATGTTTATTACAATATTTATTTGCCTCCGACCGTTTGAATTTACAACCGTCTTTCCCGCAGAAAACAACTGTTTCTTTTCTTTTTTCGACATTTGATTTACTGCGTTCTTTACATACATTACATATTTTTCTACCATTTTCCAAATAATAGGATTTCTTACATCCGCTACAAATGGTCAAGTTCGCCAACATTTCATCAGTGTAATCATTCATATATTGATGGAATTTACAAAATCTGCTTTCATTACAACCATAATTCCTACATTGATTAGAGTTCCTATCTATAGCCAAACAATTAGCCATTTTATATATATTATATAGTGATATTATTTTATATCATTTTACGCAAAATTATATAAAACATCCTAAATATCTTGAGCTGAATTATTTTGTTCTTCTTCTTTAATTTTTTTTAATTTTTCTTTTCTTTTTAAATATGCTTTATGTGCGTATTCTTTTATTTTATCCGGGTTAGTTTCTTTTAATTTTTTTTTATATTCATTTGCTTTTTCCAT